GCAACGTAGGAAAGAAGAGTCTATGGCAAAACAATTAGGGACTGTTAAAATCCCTGAGTTTGTTAAGATGATACCATATGACTCCAAGGAGTGGAAGACTGCTTTAGAGTATGATATTGAATTACCCGGAAAATCCGAGAAACCTTCAATGAATCAGTATCTAAAAGCTGCAAAAGGTATGTGTGTATCACACATGACCCCCACAAAATCCCATGTAGAAGAATGGGCAGAGAACGTCGACCCTATAAAATTTAGAGACGCGCTCTTCATTGTAATACCCGAAGGCCCCATAAAAGATTACGAACGTAAATTTTATGAGAAATGGGGGGATTACAGAAAACTTTCATGGGTAAACTGGGCGGATAACTTATGGAATATGTTTAACCGACCCACTTTCAATCCAGATAAGTACACATGGCACTTAGCTAAACAGATAGTAACCGATGAGTTACTAAGTAGTGGGGGATTGTACGACCATGAGTTAGTCAAGCCATTAGATGGCTTAGACGCGATCATGGAAGTAGTGACGGTCAACAGGAACTCAGGTATGCCATTCTGTACATCAAAATGGTATGAAGACCAAGAGATGGTAAGTTTCTACCAAGAAATGGCAGAAGCCATGCTACAAGGGATTTACCCTCATATCTGGGTCTCTGATAAGTTCGGTGTTGATTTAGAATCAGCGCGTGTAATGACAGCTGCGATACTATTTAACCGCAGACAACCAAATGGAGGGGTCGACAAAGATACCACACCACTTAATGGTTTTGGAAAGCCAAGCGTTAAGATGCGTGCGGTAGAATGTCCTCCTAAAGCTGATGCGATAGCTGGTAAGAAGTTCATCGAACCACTGATGGATAGGATGCGTGAAATACCAGCTTATGTAGGATTATCCGGTTCTGATAACATTGGGCGTTACGTCTATGAGTTATTATCCGGTAAACCATACTCAATGGAAGGTGATTTCTCACAATTCGACTCAAAGGTTTTCGATGAGTTGATGGGAGAGATAATTGATGTCCTAGAGGACGTATTCCCAAAAGAGTTTGGACCTTACTTTCGGATGATATCCGACTGGTACCCACTCATGTATGTGATGACACCAAATGGAATCACAAAATCGGCACACGGGCTATTATCGGGATGTGCTTGGACATCAGTGTTCGGTTCCTTAGCTAATAGATTATGCACAGTGTACACAATGCTACGGTTAGGTTTCGATATGACTGATAATAGTGAGGTCGATCATTTAGCTTTTGGTGATGATATAGCATTATTCACCACTAGGGAAATAGATCTGGATAGTTTCGAACAAATAATGTCCGAGACCGGTATGGTATGTAACAAGGATAAACAAGAACAATCATCAGGTGATGAACGTTTTGTTACTTTTCTAGGTTACAGGCATTACCTTAATATTAAACCAGACCCTGATTTCTCAGTAAGTTACGTAGGTGTGTTCCCTATAATGAGGGTACAAACGTTCTTTAGAGAACGATATACCACAGACCTAGACACAATATGT